TCATGCAGCGGCTAAACGAAGGCGATGTTTCTTCGGTTGCGCTAGAGCTTGGTTATGAGCATTTATGTATCCCGATGCGCTACGAGCCAAACGACCGAAAAGCTACCGGGATAGGCTGGAAAGACCCGCGCACGGTCGAGGGCGAATTAATGTTCCCCGAGCGTTTCCCGGCTGAACAAGTTGAAGAGCTAGAAAAATCTCTCGGTTCCTATGCCGTCGCCGGACAGCTACAGCAGCGACCCGCCCCGCTCGGTGGCGGCATTTTTAAGGACGCATGGTGGCAGATCGCGGAAGCGGCGCCGCCGATCCTTTGGCGCACGATCTACGCCGACACGGCGCAGAAAACGAAAGAGCAAAACGATTATTCCGTCATGCAATGCTGGGCGCGCACCGTAAATGGGCAAGCGGTCCTGTTGGACATGGCTCGCGGCAAGTGGGAAGCGCCCGAGCTGGAAACAATGGCGCGGGCTTTTTGGGCGAAGCACAAGGCGGTTGACAATCAGGGGACGCTGCGAGCCTTCAAGGTCGAGGACAAGGTGAGCGGGACGGGGCTGATCCAGAAGCTCAAGCGGGAAGGGATACCGATGGTCGGCATCCAGCGAAACCGGGACAAGGTGACGCGGGCTTTCGACGCCGCGCCTTTCGTACAATCCGGGAACGTGTTAATTATGAGAAATCTGACCGGGTTGGCGGATTTTCTAAGCGAGGCGGCATTGTTTCCGAACGCGGCGCATGACGATATGATAGACGCGGCAATGTCTGCAATAAGCGACATTCTCGCCGCTCCCGCCGCCCCGGCTATCCGCGCTTTGTGAGGCATCCATGGATTTCTTGAAAATGTTTCGCAGGCGCGAAGTCAAAGAAAGCGCAACATCCAAAATCCTTGTAACAAATCCCGGCCAGCCAATATGGTCGCCGCGCAATTACGAACAATTCGCCGTCGAGGCATATGGCAAGAATGTCGTTGCGTATCAGTCGATTAACAAAATCGCTGAAGCAATTTCATCCGTTAAATTCATGGTGTTTCGTGGCGAGCAAGAGCTGATCGAGCATCCGCTTTTGAAATTGCTAGACCGTCCTAATCCGATGCAGGGCGGCGCTGATTATATTCAAGCAAAGATCGGCTATCTGCTGATCGCCGGTAACGGTTACGAGGAACGGGTTAAAATCGGGCAGGAAGTCCGCGAGCTTTATCAGCTTCGCCCTGATCGAATGAAAATTATACCGTCTAGCAGCGGCGTCCCTGCGGCCTACGAGTACAGCGTCGGCGGGCGAAAGGTTCGCTGGGACGTGGACCCGCGCACGCTGGATAGCGATGTGCGCCACCTGAAAACGTTTAATCCAACTGACGACTGGTACGGCCTAAGCCCGGTTGAGGCAGGCGCTTACGCTATCGACCAGTTGAACGAAAGCATGGCGTGGCTTCAGGCGCTCTTGCAGAACAGCGCACGGCCTTCGGGCGCTCTTGTCATCAAGGATGGCGGCTCGCTTTCGGATGACAATTTCAACCGGCTCAAGGCGCAGATTGAAGAACAATATTCCGGTAGCCGAAACGCTGGCCGCCCAATGCTGCTTGAGGGCGGGCTTGATTGGCGACAGATGGGCTTGAGCCCGTCCGACATGGGCATCATCGAGGCCAAGTTTAGCGCCGCGCGGGATGTGGCATTGGCCTTTGGTGTGCCGCCGCTGCTGCTGAATATTCCCGGCGACAATACCTATTCCAACTACAAGGAAGCGCGGCTTGCGTTCTGGGAGGATACCGTCCTCCCGATGCTCAACCTCATCCTAGACGATTGGAATAGCTGGCTCGCCGCGCCTTATGGCGTGACGATCAAGGCGGACTACGATCAAATCCCGGCCATCGCTGAAAAGCGGATGCAGCTTTGGGATATGGCGGACAAGTCGAACGATTTGACCATCAACGAACGCCGCGCGATGAAGGGCTATGAGCCTATTCCCGGCGGCGATGTGCTGCTTGTCAACGCCTCGCAAATCCCGTTAGGCGGATCGGTTCAAGGCGATCTAACGGCGGATGACCTGAAGGCGCTGGCCTACGGCATCGAGTATAAGGCGGAAGGCCATAAGCCTACGGAAGCGATGGCGGCGGAAGCCGAACGCGGGCTTGCATGGCGCAAGGAGTTCGGGCGTGGCGGCACAGAGATCGGCGTGGCGCGAGCGCGCGACATTTCTAACCGTGCAAATCTTTCCGACAGCACCGTGAAGCGCATGGTGTCCTATTTCGCGCGCCACGAAGTTGACAAGCAGGGCCAAGGCTGGTCGCCGGGTGAGGATGGCTACCCTTCGGCAGGCCGGATCGCGTGGGCTTTGTGGGGCGGCGACCCCGGAAAATCGTGGGCGAATAAGATCGCCAAGCAAATCGACGGCGAGTAAATGCCTAGATATTTGCTAGATCAAAATCGCCAACGAGAGTGGCGAAGACAGACGGCGCTCATGCGTCGGCTGGAAAATCAGTTTTCGGTGAAGTTATCCACAGAAATTTATCAAGCGACCGGCCAGATGGTCGATAGCTGGCTCTTGACGAGCGAGGTCCAGCTTCCGCGCGGCTTTCGGGCTGAGATCGAGGACGCCTACCGGCAAATGATCGTGGCGGCGGCGACCGCGTTCGGCATCCGCGTTTGGCAGCAAGGCAAATCGCTTGGGCTGGCGCTGGAGCGCAAGGAGGATTTCGCGCAGACGATGACGCGCCTTGCGCTGCAATACATCGCCAGCGAACTCATTCAGGAACGTATTACAAGCGTAACGAATACGACGCGCAGCAATGTCGTCAACGCTATCGCGCGCGGCTTTTTGGAAGGTCTCGGGCAAAACGACATTGCCGATCTCATTCTCGATGCTGGCGCGCAAATCTCGCAGGCGCGCGCAGCCCTAATCGCCAGAACGGAAGTCCATGGCGCGGCTAATTACGGCGCGGTCGAAGCGGCAAAAAAGACCGGCGTGGCGAGCAAAAAGGAATGGCTATCCGCGCAGGATGATCGCACGCGCACCATAGATGAAGGCGACGAATGGGATCATCTGAATTTCGACGGAACGAAAGTAGGGATGGATGAGCCTTTTGTATTTAGTTCCGCGAAAGGCCAATCCGACAGCATCATGTATCCCGGCGATCCGTCTGGCGCGGCGGGGAATGTAATTAATTGCCGATGCACCGTCGCGTTTACAGTCGATCTGGACGCTTTATTGTGAATTATCAGCGTCAGTGATAAGGTTACGTCATGCCAAAGCCGCTTAATGATGAAACTAGGACTGACTTTCTGGATCGCTGTATGGGCGACGAGGAAGCCGTTTCTGATTATCCCGACGCGGAACAGCGTTATGCAGTCTGCAATTCGCTTTGGACCGAGAGGCCAAAAGTCATGAAGCATCAAGCCGTCGCCTTAGAATTGAAGCGCGAGCCAGATCAGGACGGGACGTTCGAGGGATATGCTTCCGTCTTTGGCGTCGTCGATCAGGGCATGGACGTTGTAGCGCGCGGCGCATTTATGAAAACATTGGGCAAGCGCCGCGTCAAAATGCTTTGGCAACACGATATGGCGCAGCCCATTGGCGTCTGGGACGACATCCAAGAGGATGAGCGCGGGCTATTCGTGCGGGGCCGTCTGCTGAAGGAAGTGGACAAGGGCCGCGAGGCTATGGCGCTTCTTCGCGCTGGCGCAATCGACAGCATGAGCATTGGATACCGCACCATCGAGGCTATGCCTGAGGCCGAAGGCCGCGTGCGTAAATTGACGGAAGTTGATTTGTACGAGATCAGCCTAGTCACATTCCCGATGCTCCCGGACGCCAAGGTGACGGCGGTGAAAAGCATTAAAACTATTCGCGAATTTGAGAGAGCTTTGCGGGACGCTGGCTTTTCTCAGACGGAGGCCAAGGCCATTGCGGCTGACGGCTTCAAGGGGCTTGCCGCTCATCGGGACGATGCAAAGGCCGAGCCGGACACCGAAAGCCTTTCGGCTTTCATTTCCGAAATCGGGCGACTCAAGGAGACTTTCAATGTCCGATGAAATCAAGCAGGCCGTCGAGGCCGTCAAGACTGTAAATAATGCCTTTGAAGAGTTTAAGCGCGTCAACGATCAGCGTCTCGCTGAGATCGAAAAGAAGGGCGCAGCCGATCCTCTTCTCGAAGAAAAGATCGCGCGCATCGAAGCCGATCTGACCAAGGCGCAGGCCGTTGCCGATGAGGCTGCGCTTGCCGCCAAGCGTCAGTCGCGCGTCGTGACCGACGAGAAGGGCGACCGCATCGACCTTGACGCCAAGGCCGCTGAGTGGGCCGGTATGCTGGCGCGTCGTCGTGGCGAGACCGTCCCGACGTTCAACGCTTCCGGCATGGACGCCTACAAGGCTGCGTTCGATAAGTTCCTCCGTAAGGGCGAGGAAGTTATGGGCGTTGACGAGCGCAAGGCGCTCTCGGTCGGCAGCGACCCGGACGGCGGCTATGTCGTCAATCCTGATCTGTCTGGTCGCATCGTCATGAAGGTGTTCGAAAGCTCCCCGATGCGCGCTTATGCGAGCATTCAGGTGATCTCTTCGGACGCTCTCGAAGGTCTGTTCGACCTTGACGAAGCCGCGTCGGGCTGGGTTGGCGAAACGGAAAGCCGTTCCGAAACCAACACGCCGCAGCTTGGCAAGTGGCGCATTCCCGCGCATGAGCTGTACGCAAAGCCGAAGGCCACGCAGAAGCTCCTCGACGACGCCTCGATCAACATGGAAGCGTGGCTGGCTTCCAAGGTTGCCGAGAAGTTCGCCCGTGACGAAGCCAATGCTTTCGTCGTCGGCAACGGCGTCAACAAGCCGCGCGGCTTCTTGACCTACAGCAACGGAACGACGCTCCCCGGCACCATCGAGCAGTTCAAGACCGGCGCTTCCGCCGCTCTTGCTTCGGCTCCTGATGGCGGCGATGCGCTCATCAATGCGCTGTACGGCCTGAAGCAACAGTACCGTGCGAACGCGACGTGGTTCATGAACCGCGCAACGACCAAGCTCGTTCGCAAGGCTAAGGATAGCGACGGCGCTTATCTCTGGTCGCCCGGCATCCAAGCAGGCCAGCCTGCGACGCTGCTCGGCTACCCGGTTGCCGCTTTCGAGGACATGCCCGACCCGGCTGCGTCTTCGCTCTCTATCGCCGTTGGCGATATGCGCGAAGCCTACCAGATCGTGGACCGCCTCGGCATCCGCACGCTGCGCGACCCCTATTCCGCCAAGCCTTATGTGGAATTTTATACCACGAAGCGCGTCGGCGGCGACGTGGTCAATTTCGAGGCCATCAAGCTGATCCGCTTCGACAACGCCTAATCAAACGGGGCGGCGCACGCCGCCCCAATTCCCAATCCCTGAATTTAGAGGGTTCATTCCATGCGCGACATGCACAACAATATCAGCGTTCTCCACGCTATTACCCCGGCTGCGGTCGGCACCACGGGCATCGCGGGCGGCAAGATTTCCGGCGCTCTTGATCGTCGTGGCTTCGATACGGTCGAGTTTGTTTTCTCGTCCAGCGCCTCCGCTACGGTTGCCGACACCATCGTTCCGGTGGTTTATGAAGGCGACACAGCGACCGGTTCCTTCACCTCGGTTGCGACGGCTGACCTTCTCGGTGACGAGACGGCGTTGACGCTGACGGCGGCGAAGTCCGGCAAGATCGGCTATCGCGGTAACAAGCGTTACCTCAAGCTGCGCCTGTACGGCGTCGGCACCGCGACCGCCGTTGTCTCGGCGGTGGCCGTTCTCGGCAAGCCCGCACAGGCTCCCGTCTAATATGCGGGATCAGCAATCCGCCGCGCCGGGAGACTGGCGCGGCACTCCCGATCACGTTGCGATCATTGGCCTTGGGCCTTCGTGCGTTCAGTTCTTTGAGCTGACGCGCAGGCTAGGCGGCGTGTCCGCGTATTGCGATGAAGTTTGGGGGATCAACGCAATCGGTGACGTTCTGCGCTGCGACCGCATTTTTCATATGGACGATGTGCTAGTTCAAGAGGCGCGCGGGGCGGCTAATCCTAGCGGCAACATCGCCGCGATGGTTCGCTGGCTCAAGACGCATCCGGGGCCGATCTACACGTCCCGCAAGCGTGAAGGCTATCCGGGACTGGTCGAGTTCCCGCTGGAGGAAGTCCTAAACGCCGGACACGATAGCAACGGCGGAGCGCCTTATTTCAATTCTACGGCGGCTTATGCGGTCGCCTACGCCATCCATATCGGAGTCAAGCGGATCAGCCTATTCGGTCTTGATTACACGCTCCCCAACGCGCACAAGGCCGAACAGGGCCGCGCGTGCGTGGAGTTCTGGCTAGGCATCGCGGCTGCGCGCGGGATTGCGATCACGGTCCCGGATCAGTCGTCGCTGCTGGACGCCTGCGCGCCAGAGCCGGAGCGGCTTTATGGCTACGACTGCACCGATGTATTTTTTGACGAGCGAGAGGACGGAGGCGTAAAGGTTCGGTTTGAGGATAAACCGACGCCGGATGCAGCGGAGATCGAAAGGAGATATGATCATTCGCGGCATCCGAACAGACTAATGGAGCGAGCATGAAAGCAGAAATAACACTACCGCAAGGGTTTAGAGCCGCACCTGAAGGGCATACGACAATCCTTTATCTGAAAGGCACAATCGTATCGGGAAAGATTGCGGAATGGGCGCTGGAAGCTGGCGCGGCCAAGCGCATTGACGAAATAGCGGAAAGCCTTGAACATAAATCCGCGCCGGAAGCGCCAGAGCCGCAGGCCGAAATGCCGCGCCGTCGCGGGCGTCCCAGAAAGGTTGTCTAATGGCTTTGCGTCCGGCGGTCCCTCTTTATCAGCAGCGCGGCTCAGTACTCGTTACAGCGCCCGCTACCGAGCCGGTGACGGCGACTGAGCTTCGCACGCATTTGCGCGTGGACGCTACGGAATTGCCGGACGCTGAAGCCAATGGCTTGATCGCTGAAAGCCGCCAGATGATCGAAGAGATGACAGGTCTCGCGTTCATCTCGCAATCGTGGCGGCTTTCAATCGACCGCTGGCCGGGTGGCGCTGAAGCATGGTGGGACGGCGTTCGTCAGATGTCGATCACCGAGCTTTACGCTCCCAGCTATTTGACAAGCGTTGAGCTTCCCCGTTGGCCGCTCGCGTCTATTACAAGCGTGACTGTCTATGATGAGGACAGCAACGCGGAAACGGTTACCGTCGCCACGACGTTCGACGTTGACACCTATCAGATACCGGGCCGTATGACGCTCAAGCGTGGCTCGACGTGGCCGATTGCGCTGCGGGCGAACAATGCCATTCAGATTGTTTATGTGGCGGGCTACACGAATGCCGCAGCCGTCCCGGCATCCATGAAGCGGGCGCTCAAGCAGCTTGCGGCGTTTCTTTACACCAATCGCGGCGATACTTGCGAGCCTGCGGACGCCATGAACAAGTCCGGCGCGAACGATATTCTTGCGATCTATAAGCCGATGAGGCTTTGATGACTTACCCTAGCGGCCTTGATGTTTCGCGCGGCAATGTGCAGGGCGTTCGTGCCGTGCATGTGTTCGGGCGGAATACGGCCATCGGCGAGACGTTTACGCCGGTAACGCGATCCGGCTTCTACCGCACGCCGCAAGTGGCAGGCGCGACGGCGTTGCGGATTAAGGCTGGCGGCAATGCAGCGGATACGGCGAACGGATCAGGCGCGCGCGCCGTTAGGCTGGTCGGCATCAATGCTGCGGGCGATCTGATCGAGGAAACGCTCGCCACGGCTGGCGCGTCGGCATCTGCGCCAACAGAGCAAGCCTTTATCCGGCTTCTGGATGCTCAAGTTGTGGCGTCTGGCACCTACGCAACGCAGGCCGCACCGTCACACATTGGCAATATCGTCATAGAAGCCGCTGCGGGCGGCGCTGATTGGGCGCTTATTTCCGATGGCTCATTCCCTAGGGGCGACACCGAGATCGGCGTATACACGACGCCAAAGGGCCGCAGCGCATATGTGCAGGCGATCCGCCTTGCATCCGACGCTGACAAAAAAGCCAACATCGTTCTGTTCAAGCGCAGCGGCATTCTGGAGACCGCCGCGCCTTATTCGGGCATGATCCTGATTGCAGAATTTCCGTCGGTTAGCGGATCAGTCACGGTCGATTACGATCCGCCACTCGCGTTTCCTGAGCTAACCGACTTTGGTTTTCTGGCGTCGGTGTCGGCATCAACGGTTGATGTGACCGTCGCCTTCGATGTGATAGAGTGCATCCCATGATGCGATGCTGTGACATTAATTCGGGAATGCTACGCGAGCCGGTCACGTTTCAGCGGCAGACGCGCACGAGCGATGGCGCGGGCGGGCAGACGCAGACATGGGCCACGATCAGCGGCTCTCCTTCACGCGCCTACGTCACGGCGGCCAGCGGCAGCGAACGCTATTTGCATGATCGGGTGGAGGCGACTGTTCGCCTGAAACTGGTGACGCGATACAATAGCGGCTTGCTGGAAAGCGACCGCGTTCTCATTCGTGGCAAGGCGCACAACATCCGGTTTATTAACAACATCGAATTTCGCAATCAGTGGCTTGAAATCCTCGTGGATGGCGGGGTGGCGTCGTGAGGAAAATTAAAGTCACTGTGCAAAATACGGATGCCGTCCAGCGGGCGCTCAAGCTATATGGCGAAAAGGCTGAGAATGAAATCTACACGGCTATCAAGCAATTCTCATTGATGGTCGATGGAGACGTAAAAAAAGCAATTAGAAGCCCATCCAAGACCGGTGTACTTTATTACAGAGTCCCCGGCGATAAATATATGACCATTCGGGCAGGGGCTATTGATGGTCCCATCGTCGCTGCGTTCAAAGCATCGAAAAAGCAAAATCTTTCCCTGACGCATAGATCATCGGCTCCCGGCGAAGCGCCAGCAAGTGATACAGGCGGCTTGATTAGCTCAATGTATTTTAAGCAAAAAACAAAACTCTCAACGGAAATCGGAAGCCGTTTGCCATATTCTTATTGGCTTGAATTTGGGACAAAAAAAATTAAACCGCGCCCCGCTTGGGTTCCGGCGATTGAAAAAAATAGACCGACTCTTGAGAAGCTAGTTGCCGCCGCTATTAGGAGGGCCGCGCAATGAAGGCCGCAGCACTCCAGCAAGCGATATATAACGCTCTGATTACGCCAATCGGTTCGCCAACGATCAACTGGATTGAGTTAACCGGCGGCGACGCCACGACCGTCACATTCCAAAATGTCGGCTATAACACCGTCTATATAAAAGCAACGGCCTCAACATCCGAGCCTAGCGACACGACAGGGGCGCTTGAATTTCCACCTGCATCGCAAGCAGTCTCATATACAATTTCGGAAATGTTTCCGGGAATTGCAGGAGCTAAACGGCTTTGGGCTTATGCGCCTTTCGAGACATCGGTGGCAATAAGCCATGCACCGTCAACGGCGCAGACAGTAACGGTTTCCGCAAGTCCGGGCGGTTCTGATTTGATCGCGCTGCTGGCGCAATCTTATTACGATCCGCTGTTCCCAATCTTTTCTATCGGCAGCGTCCCGCAGTCGGCGGACAGCGAAAGCGATGCAGCATTTCCTTATATAACTTTTTCAACGCCAGCGATCACGCCATTCGATGACAAGGACAAGCTGGGCGGATCGGCTATAGTGCAGATTGACGTATGGGCACGCACGCTTTCCGATCTGGCCGTCAATCAAATTGGCGATGCGGTGGACGCCAGATTGCGACGGCAAGCGCTTTCAATCAGCGGCGCAACGCACATCACCACGGAACTAATTACGTCTCAGCTACTCGCGGACCCGGATGGCAAGACCAAACATCTTGTGTCTCAATACCGCGTCTTGTGGTTGGACGTTTGAAAAGGTATATTTTCGGCAATCTTCTGAGGTTTGGCGATGGCAATTTCCGGCAGAAAGCTCCGCATCAGTCGTGACGGCACGGCCATCGTCGGCGCTCGCACCGATAGCGTGACGATTAATAGTGAGCCGATTGATATAACCGACAAGGACGATGCAGGCTGGCGGACGCTCTTGGCGGACACCGGGCTGCGTTCGCTTTCGTGCGAGGTCGAAGGCGTTTTGAAAGACGCCACATTGCTCGGCGTCAGTGTCGGAACGGCTTCGCTGTTGCTTGAAGAATGCGTTGCGGAGATTGATGGCATCGCAACTTTTACCGGCGACTTCTGGCTGCAAAGCCTCGCGCTTGGGGCGGAGCAGGCCGACGCGGTGACGTTTACCGCAACGCTGGAAAGCGCCGGGACGGTGACGGCGACGATTGCGCCTTACAATACGGTCGCGCCCGCAATCACCGGCACGACGACTGTAGGCCAAACGCTGACCACGACGAACGGAACGTGGGCGGGAGATGCAACGATTACATACGCGCGCCAATGGCAGCGCGGCGATGCGGCGGATCAGAACGACCCGTCTTGGACCAATATCGCAGCGGCAACAAATCTGACCTACGTCTTGCAGGCTGGCGACAGCGGCAAGCGTATCCGCTGCGTGGTAACGGCCACCAATTCCGAAGGCTCTACGGTGGCGCTGTCTAACATCGTCGGGCCTATCTCCTAATTTGAAAGGGTATTCAAATGGCTGCTGTTTCTGGTCGCAAGCTCCGCATCAAAAAGGGTGGGACCGCCGTTGCTGGCGCG